AGTATTAAACAAAACATTAGAGTCTTGTTCTCCAACTAAATTATTCAAATTGATTACATTGTCTGATGAGCGTTCATCATATCTTTGGAAAACCTTCCCAAAAACTAGGAAGTATTTTTATAAAGAGTTTAGAGGAATGAGCACTAAGGAAGTCCAAAGAAAATGGGGTAAGAAGAACCTAACAACGTCTGAAGGAATTGTTAAATATAATCAGGTGGAATATACTTTAGGGTCTTGGATTGACAACTTTAAGGATTATTTAAAGTCAGCAATGTCCTACACAAATTCATCTACTCTTGAGGAGTTTAAAGACTCTGAATTTATTTTCATAACTGAGAACGCGTTAAAAAGATTTAATAAATAACTAACATATTTAATCTTGTGAAAAATTATTCTAAAATATTATATGACATATATGTCAGAGTCTATTTAACTACAATTAAAGTTACCGAAATACTTAAAATTTTCTTATAATAAGGGATTGATAACTAACATCTAATTAAAACATAATAATTAAAAGGAACTTAGGTTTTTTTTTGTTTTATTAGATTTTATCTTTCCACTTATTTGTTAAAACAACATCCCCAATTGAAATTAACTCAAGTAAGTATGGTTTTTTAATTTTAGAAATATCAGTAATTTTAAATATTAAACCATTTTTATTACAAAACTCTTTAGCGAATTTAAATTTAATCTTATTTATTTTTATTTCCCATAATTTTTTTGGTTTGCATTCTACCATATATTTACCCCCTATCACAAAATCGGGGAAGTAGTTTCTTTTTGTGCCATCAATTTCGTATGATATTTTATATTTTTCAGATTCACCATTTTCCCAGTCCAAATTAAACCTTTCTATTACAGATACCACATAACTTAATTCTAATAAACTTCTAAAAAACCAACCTTTATACCATCCACAAATCCCATTACCCGAATTTTTAGGGGAAGGTTTACCATACATTGAATTATTTTCACCTGAGTTAAGTTTGGATTGTAATTTTTTAAACTTGGACATGTTTGTTTCCGCGATATTCTTTCCATACTTTTTAACCCATACTTCATATACACTTTTACCGTACATTGGGTTACCTTTACCTTTAACTAATTTTGAAATTTTTTGTCTAAATTCATCAGTTTTATAAACACTATAATCACGACCCACAACCATTTTCTTTTTTGTTTCGTCACTATGTTTTTTACCAAAAAAAGGGTTTAATTCGCCAAACTTACCATACATTGGATTTTTTTCCCCTTTAAATCTTTCTGACATTCTTTTTTTAACGTCTTCTGTCATTACTTCTTTTAAACCACAACTTTTACATTTAGATTGTTTTTTTTCCGCATTTAACATATTATATTTGTTTTTATATGTTATTTCACATTCACATTTTGAACATTTTCTTTTAAAACTTGTCATAATAATATTTTTTTACTATATTTGTATTCGGTATCAAGAATACCTCTAATAATAAATATATGGATAATAAAAAAAATACAGCACCCCCCGAAAAGATTTTGTATCTTGTTAGGGGGGTGCCTTGAGCTAGGTTCGGGAAAATCAACTTTTGCCAAAAAATTAGTAGGTCACGACTTTTTAGTTTGTGAAGCGGATAAATATTTTATCGATAAAGAAACAGGTGAATATAAATTCGATGTTTCTAAAATCAAAGACGCTCATAAATTCTGTCAAGATAGGGTGGAAACTTATATGAAGGATTCATTAGTAAATGACCAATTTTATCGAGAAATCGCGGTATCTAATACGTTCACACAAGAGTGGGAAATGGAAATCTATTTCAAATTAGCGAAACAATATGATTATACTGTTTTTACGGTGATTGTCGAAAATCGTCATGGTGGGGTAAATCAACACGGAGTTCCTGAAGATAAGATTCAATTAATGAAAGATAGGTTTGAAATAAAATTATAAAGACATGGAAAAATCATCAAAAATATTATGGTTGATACTATTAGTGTCAAGAATCTATATCACATATAAATTAATTACTTTATTGTATTTAACCCAATTAAATCCTGTTGAATATCCGATGGATAAATTAACTTGGTGGGGTTATTTATTGATATTTGATATTTGGTTACAACTCGTGTTACCACCAATGGAAAAGAATAAAGAAGATTAATTTTTTTTATAACCCCATCGAAAAACCCACAAATCTTTACTTTATGGGATGTAAGATAAATTCAGATGAATAATTCAGAATAAATGAATATTTATAAATAAAGAAATTTCAAATGAAAAAAATTACTATAGACGAGCAAAAACTTCGTAAAATAATTAGACAACATATTTTAGAAGAACAACGCATCGAACCTAAAAAAGACGGTGAACAAAAACAAAGATGTGTTCCTGAGAATGTTATCCCATTAGACCATATTGTTGGTCCTTCTAAGAACTTTAAAAACTACACTTCAAGTCTCTATAAAAGAGACGGTGGAATTAACGGTATGGTCGATACTTTAGATATGTTAAAAACATTAAGACTTCATGACGTTAATGATGGTGGAGAACATTTATCATATAACCTAATGAACCATATCAACGGTTTTAGAAATAAGAATTATCATGATGAGACAAACAACGAATGTATTAAAGCAATGGATAAGGTAATTGAATTATACAGAGAAAATGAGCACGGAGAAGAATTGGTTAAGGATATTGAAAAAGTATTAAAACATTCAGACCCAACACCAAGAGCTAAAGAATATTTAAAGAGATGTTTAACATTAGTAAAAGAAAAATAATCCTCGAAAGAGGGCTTTTTGGACCGTTATCGTTATGATAACAAAATTAAGGGGGAAGTTCGCTACTACCCCTTTTTTTATGCGGACACTAATAATAGGAATAAATTGATAAATGTATATATTTATTAATAAAAAAGTTATGAAAAAATTCTTTAATCAATTGTTTTGTGATAACAATTCAATCAACGAAAAATCTGTAGTTGGGGTTATGGCATTTATTATGATGTCTCTATTCGCTTGTGCGGATATCGTTACAGGTTTTTTAGGTAAACCGTTAGTTATTAACGAGTTTATCTTTAACTCATTCCTTATCTTAGTGTTAGGTTCATTTGCTATCGGTTCTGTTGACAAATTTGTCCACAAGAAACATGGTAGTGATGATTCTGAAACACCAAGTAACGAAGAAGTTGTAAACTAATTTAAACCCCTCAAATGAGGGGTTTTTTTATTGTAAGAATTTAATAATCTTCTCTTTAATGCCATATTGTTTAATCCCCTCACTACTACTAGGTGTATGGACAAAATTCTCCAGTCCCCACTTTAAATTACGTGATATATCACCATACCTCGCCGACATATCTAAATCATCAATCGCAACCCAATGAGTAACTTCAGGATGTTCGTATAACCACACACCAATTTCGTGAGCTCTTGTTTCTTCCAAATCAGTATTTGGATGAAAATATTTTAAATTGGGGGATAAACTATTTGTTGTCAAACCTATTGGTTTTTTAATAATTCCTTGTGAAAGGTAATATTCACCAATTTCCTCTAATGTTGCGTGATGTCTCCAATCAGATGAAACAACAATCTCCGCACCTGTCTTTTCTAAAATGTCGTTTAAAACTTTAATCGCCTTTTTATTAAAATTATCAAAACGGAATTCCACCGGCACGTTTTTGACAATCGGATTAGGATTCGAATAAGCTTTCGTTTTTTTAAATCGACTACCCCATTCTGAATACAAACAGATGACACCATCGTTATCTAAAAATATTACTTTCATATTATTTAATTTCAAATGCGTTTAATATAACACGTTTTAGTTTTTTAGCATCTTCTTTATTACCAATCACAACACCATCTTTAATAGTGAACGCGTGTCCTTTAACCAATATGAAAAATGTGCCGGCAGGGTTCTGTTTTGTAAACGTGCCAACGGTCATGCTTCTCATAACAAATCCTTCTTTTGTTTTAACCTTATATCTCAATGAGTAGTTATTAAGACCGTCTTTTTTTTCACCCAATCGTTTAACCTTTTTATAGTTTACTTGTATCTTATTTACTACAAGACCCATCATACTATTGACAGTATGAAATGTCCCTTTT